GGTATAAACGTCCCGCAGATTTTGTTAGTAATTATATCAATACCCCTCAAGAACTTTTAGAGTACGAAAAACAATTTTTGGCGAATTAATATGTTATCTATTGAAGATGCTATTTGGGCAGCAGATCAGTTTATAGAATATTATTCCAGGTTTAATCGTATTGATGATTATCTTCGCTATGTCAAACAGAGTAGAATGGATAATGCATCTGGAAAATTGTTCGGACCAGAAGATGAAATTTTTTCTAATTTCAATCTTCATCCAAATGAAATGTCATTTTCAATTCATGAGGTAGATACTAATCCAAAGACAACATCCAAATATAATCAAGATTTGTATTCAGAAATCTTGAATGATACTGCTTCAAATCCTATTGAGGAAGCAATTCCCGGAAGAACTTTGAAGTGGATTGTGACCGAGGATACTACAAATAAAATAGTAGGTGTTGTTCGTTTTGGATCACCAACTATTAATTCAAAACCAAGGAATGATTATTTTGGGGAAGTACTTTCACTTTCTAAAATTAACAATGAGTTTGTAATGGGATTTAATATTGTTCCTGTTCAACCGTTTGGATATAATTATCTTGGTGGCAAACTTCTTGCCCTTCTTGCTTCTTCTAATGAACTCAAGCGACAATTTGATAGTAAGTATGGAATTGATCTTAAGTACTTTGAAACAACTTCATTATATGGTACAACAAAGGGAGTATCCATGTATGATGGTCTTAAACCTTATATTAGACACATAGGAGATACTGAAAGTAATTTTCTTCCACTTTTTCATGACGATTACTTTAAGGAAATGTTCTGGTGGTTTAACAATAATGCTAATGGTGGTGAAAGACTCATTTCTGCAGATAAGTCTTCAAAGAAACTGAAGATTCAAACTAAGATGATTTCGATTATTAGAAATTCTTTAAAAAGTCATTCTAAGTTAGATGAGTTTAATTCTTGCATTGAACATGCAAAAACATTGACCGAAAAGAAAAGATATTATCTTTCTAAATTTGGATACGAACCTGGAGAAGTTATTGAGTGGTGGAAGAGAAAAGCATCTAAAAGATATGAAAAATTAAAATCAGAAGGTCGTCTTAGGACTGAACTTGAATTGTGGAAACATGGTAATGATTTGGAGATTATTCGATGACAATTGAATTAAAAGATTGGTTAAACACAATCAATCAAACGAAGCAGCATTTGATTGATGAAGATCCTTCACTCGAAAAAGAATATAATCCATATATTATCAATCGTTGCCTTTCTGGGCACATTGATTGTATTATGTTTGCGAATGAAATGAATCGCTTTCATTTTCTCCCAAAGAAGATGCAATATGACTTTTTTATAAATAGTCTGAGGAAAAAGAAGAGATTTTCTCCCTGGCTCCGACAAGATAAAATCAAAGATCTTGATTATGTCAAGCGTTATTATGGTTATAGTAATGAAAAGGCAAAGCAAGCTTTGAGGATTCTTACCAAAGAACAACTAACATTTATTAAATCGAAATTTGAAACTGGAGGAACAAAATGAGTGTCGTTCAAGAACCTGAAGTGAAGTGGACGCCCGACCAAATGGTGGAAGTGATTCTTAATGAACCTGATGATTTTCTTAAGGTTCGTGAGACTTTGACCCGTATCGGAGTTGCTTCAAGAAAAGAAAAGAAAATCTATCAGTCTTGCCATATTCTGCACAAGCAAGGTAGGTATTATCTCGTTCACTTTAAGGAACTGTTTGCTTTGGATGGCAAGCACGCAAACCTGACCGTGAATGATGTCCAGCGTCGCAATCGTATTGCTCAACTTCTTGCTGATTGGGGTCTGATTACTATTGTAGATGTAAGTAAGATTCAAGATATTGCTCCTTTGAATCAAATTAAAGTCCTTGCTTATAAGGATAAAGGAGACTGGATTCTGGAAACCAAATATAATATTGGTGCTAAAAAGAAAAAAGTTGAGGATGCTGAGTGATGTCTGCTGGAAGTTTTGAGTTTCGTTTTCGTCATCAAAATGAAGAAGCAACTTGGTATAAAAATCCAAATACTAAGTTTGCTCTTCCTGATGAAGATGTCAACATCACTTGCGATGATCCATATCTAAATGAAAATCAATTTTTAGAAATGGTTCGTAGATTTTTCATTGCTTGTGGGTATACCGAACAACAATGGAAAGATGCATTACAAGTTCATCTTAAAGAAGTAGAAACCGAATAAAAAGGAGCGGGTTTTACACCCGCCTTTTTTGTAAGAAGTAGTATAATTATATACGGATGCCGAAAGGGTCCACAAAACACAAACTCGCTTTTAAAGGAGCTACCATAATGACTAACCTTGCAACATCACGGTTTACTGCTGCTGATCTTCCTGCCTTGATGGAAAGAATTACCCGCAATAGCATTGGAATGGATGAATATTTTGATCGTCTATTCAATCTTCACGAAACAACCACAAACTATCCTCCTTATAACTTAGTCCAGATAAATAACGTTGAATCCCATCTGGAACTAGCACTTGCAGGATTCAAGAAAGGAGAGGTCAATGTTTTCACAGAGTATGGAAAACTTTTTGTCGAAGGGCAAAAAGCGGACACTGAAATGGATAGGACTTTTATCCACAAGGGAGTGGCTAGCAGAAGTTTTAAACGAGCATGGACTTTATCCGATGACACAGAAGTCCGAGAAGTCACATTTGAAGATGGGATGCTTCGAATTGTTCTTGGAAAAGTAGTGCCAGAGCATCACACCCGCAAGGACTATCTATAAATACTAGGTATCGTCGCCGCAGGGAGGTAACTGGCAAAAACCAGTTGACACCTCCCATTTTTTTGAGTATAATATCTTGAGGGAAGAAGATAAAAATGTCAATCAAACTTGCACTATTAAAATCTGGCGAAACCGTTATTTCTGATATTAAGGAAATTGTTTCTGAAGAAAAACCTTGTGGATACATTTTCAACAAACCATATAAGGTTCTTACAGAACGGTCTATTCTTTTAACTGAAGAGGTAGATTATGATGCAAAGATTCAAGTATCTCTATCATCTTGGATACTTCTTACGCAAGATGATCAGATTTTAGTCCCATTAGATTGGGTGGTGACTATTGTTGAACCGCTTAATTCAGTTAAAGAACTTTATGAGGAAAGGGTAAATGGAAAAAACAGTTAAGTGTCTTTTATTAAAAGTTGATAATGTAATTGTCACTGAAATTGTTGAGGTTGGGTCTGAATTGGGAGAACCGGATTGTAAACTCATTAATCCATATCGTATTGATGAGGAAGGAAATCTTACTCCTTGGCCAGATGTAACTGACCAGAGAGAAATGATGATTCACTCTGATAGTATTCTTACTATCGTTGATCCAAAGGAAGAAATTATTGAAAAGTATCTTGAATTAACTGCCTGATGAGATTCTACACAAATGTGCAAATGGTCGGAGATCATTTCTTGATTCGTGGTTATGAAAATGGTAAACATTTTATGACCCGTGAGAAATTTTACCCGACTCTTTTTGTCCCTTCAAAAAAGAAAACAAAATATCAAACTCTGTCAGGAGATTATGTAGAAGAAGTTCAACCCGGATCTATAAGAGAGTGTCGTGAATTTGTCAAACGGTATGATGGTGTAGAAAACTTCAAAATTTATGGAAACACAGGATACATTTATCAATACATTTCTGAAATGTATCCTGAGGAAGAAATTAAATTTGATATTAATAAAATTAAGTTAACTACCCTTGACATTGAAGTTGCGTCGGAAAATGGATTTCCCGATGTAGAATCCGCTGCTGAAGAAGTTCTTTTGATTACAATTCAAGACTACTCTTCAAAGCAAATTCGTACTTGGGGAGTTGGTCCCTTTCAAAACAAGCAAAAAAATGTCATGTATAAATCTTTTGAAACTGAAAGGGATTTGTTGAATGATTTTATTGCTTGGTGGATGACCGAAGATAATACGCCAGAAGTTGTAACTGGTTGGAATATTGAACTGTATGACATACCATATTTGGTTCGTCGTATGGATCGTGTTTTGGGTGAAAAATTAATGAAAAGAATGTCTCCCTGGGGACTTGTTACTGAAAGAGAAGTTTTTATTAATGGTCGTAAACATATTTCTTACGATGTTGGTGGTATTACCCAACTTGATTACTTGAATCTTTATAAAAAATTTACTTATAAAGCGCAGGAATCTTATCGTTTGGATTATATTGCAGAAGTAGAACTTGGGCAGAAAAAATTAGACCACTCGGAGTTTGATACTTTTAAAGATTTTTACACTAGAGGATGGCAGAAGTTTGTAGAGTACAACATTGTTGACGTAGAACTTGTTGACCGAATGGAAGACAAGATGAAACTTATTGAACTTGCAATTACAATGGCATATGATGCAAAGGCAAATTATGCTGATGTGTTTTCTCAGGTTCGAATGTGGGATACAATTATCTATAACTATCTTAAACAAAGAAATATTGTAATTCCACCAAAAGAAAAGTCTGATAAAGATTCAAAATATGCTGGTGCTTATGTAAAAGAACCTATTCCTGGAATGTACGATTGGGTTGTGTCTTTTGACCTCAACTCACTATATCCACATCTTATTATGCAATTTAATGTAAGTCCTGAAACTCTTGTAGATGAAAAACATCCAACAGTAACGGTTGATAAGATTCTAAATCAGGAACTAACATTTGAGATGTATAAGAATTATGCAGTGTGTGCTAATGGTGCAATGTTCCGTAAGGATGTAAGAGGATTTCTTCCAGAACTAATGGAGAAGATTTATAAAGATCGCACCATTTATAAAAAGAAAATGCTTGCAGCAAAACAGCAATATGAGAAAACTCCAACAAAAGAATTGGAGAAAGAGATTGCTCGTTGCAACAATATTCAGATGGCAAGAAAAATTCAATTAAATTCTGCTTATGGTGCCATCGGAAACAATTTTTTTAGGTATTACAAATTGGAAAATGCGGAAGCAATTACTCTTTCTGGACAAGTTGCTATTCGTTGGATTGAAAATAAAATGAATGCCTATTTGAATAAAGTTCTTAAAACCAATGAGGTAGATTATGTCATTGCTTCAGATACTGATTCCATTTATCTTAATATGGGCCCTTTGGTTGAAACTGTATACGCGGGAAGAGAGAAAACTACTGAAGGCGTTGTTTCGTTCCTTGATAAGATCTGTAAAGTGGAACTTGAAAAGTATATTGAAAGTTGCTACCAAGAATTGGCTGAATATGTAAATGCTTATGACCAGAAGATGCAAATGAAGCGTGAAAATATTGCCGAACGTGGAATCTGGACTGCTAAGAAACGATACATTTTGAACGTCTGGGATAGTGAAGGTGTTCGTTATGAAGAACCTAAACTGAAGATGATGGGTATTGAAGCAGTCAAGTCTTCTACACCAGCACCTTGTCGCAAGATGATTAAGGATGGACTCAAACTGATGATGAGTGGCACTGAAGATGAAGTAATTAATTTTATAGACCACTGTCGTGGAGAGTTTAGAAAACTTCCTCCAGAATCTATTGCTTTTCCACGAACTGCTTCTGATGTGCGTAAGTACTATTCATCTTCAACAATATATGCTCAAAAGACTCCCATCCATATTCGTGGAGCACTTCTTTTTAACCACTATATTAAGGAAAAAAAACTTACTAACAAATATTCACTGATATCTAATGGTGAAAAGGTCAAATTTATTTTTTTGAAGAAACCAAATATTATTCAAGAAAATGTAATAGCATTTATTCAAGACTTTCCTAAAGAACTTGGACTTGACAAATACATTGACTATGACTTACAATTTGAAAAGAGTTTTATTGATCCTCTTAAATCCATCCTCGATTCAATTGGGTGGAAAGTGGAGAAAACAACAAGTCTCGATTCATTTTTTATCTAATGAATTTACCGATTACTGAACGCGAATTTAAAAAAATTTTAGAATTGCTTAAAAGAACTGATGAAAAGCAGTTGTATAATAAATTGTGGACCTTTAATTTTAACAGGAATAAATGACTATGGACTTTCTTAAGGAAATTGTAAAAGAAGTGGGTGGAGATTATACCAAACTCGCTTCTGATATTGATGAGACTGAGACTTATGTTGACACAGGTTCATACATTTTTAATGCACTGGTTTCAGGTAGTATATTTGGTGGTGTATCTGGGAATAAGATTACTGCTATTGCTGGAGAGTCTTCTACTGGAAAGACTTTCTTCTCTCTTGCTGTGGTTAAGAATTTTCTTGATAATAACCCCGATGGTTATTGTCTCTACTTTGATACTGAAGCTGCTATTACCAAGTCTCTTGTAGAATCGCGTGGAATTGATACTTCTCGTCTTGTTGTCGTTAATGTTGTCACTGTAGAAGAGTTTCGCGGTAAGGCACTTAAGGCAGTTGATATATACTTAAAAAAACCCGTAGAAGAACGCAAACCTTGTATGTTTGTGTTAGACTCTTTGGGTATGCTCTCAACTGAGAAAGAGATTACTGACGCACTGAATGATAAGCAGGTTCGTGATATGACTAAATCACAACTTGTGAAAGGTGCTTTTCGTATGCTCACACTTAAGTTGGGGCAGGCAAACATTCCAATGATTGTAACCAATCATACCTACGATGTTATTGGCGCTTACGTTCCTACTAAAGAGATGGGTGGTGGTAGCGGTCTTAAGTATGCCGCTTCTACTATCATATATCTCTCAAAGAAAAAAGAAAAAGATGGAACAGAAGTTGTCGGAAACATTATTAAGGCAAAGACTGCTAAGTCGCGTTTGAGTAAAGAAAATCAAGAAGTTGAAGTTCGTCTGTATTATGACGAGCGGGGACTTGATAGATATTACGGTCTTCTCGAACTTGGTGAGGAGGTTGGAATGTGGAAAAATGTTGCTGGACGTTATGAGATTAATGGTAAGAAAATTTATGGGAAGGAAATCTTAAAAAACCCAGACCAATATTTTACAGAAGAAGTAATGCAGCAACTTGATGCTGCCGCGAAACAGCAATTCTCTTATGGAACGAATTGAGACTACAATTCTCAGAAACCTAATATTCAATGAAGACTACTCACGCAAAGTCATTCCTTTTATTCAACCAGATTATTTTGAGCAAAAGACCGAAAAAGTCATTTTTGAGGAAATTGTTCAATTCATTGTCAAGTATGGTTCAGCAATTACCATTGAAGCACTCAGTATTGAAATAGAGAATCGCACAGACTTAACTGAAGAGCAGATAAAAGAAATTAGAGAAATTAACAAATCTCTAAATGACGCTGCCGTAGAAAAACAATGGTTACTTGATACTACTGAAAAGTGGTGTCGTGACCGTGCGATTTATCTGGCACTTATGGAGTCCATTCATATTGCTGATGGTAATAATGAAAAAAAGAATCGGGACGCTATCCCTAGTATTCTTTCTGATGCGTTAGCAGTATCTTTTGACAATAATATTGGACATGACTATCTACAAAATTATGAAGAACGATATGAGTTTTATCATCGAAAAGAAGACAGGATTGAATTTGATCTTGAATATTTTAACAAAATTACCAAAGGTGGGATTCCTAACAAAACTCTTAATATCGCTCTTGCTGGTTGCGTTCATCCCGAAACTAAAGTTAAAATTAGGTTTAAGAAGTTAAACTGATAAATAACATTATAGTGTAAAAAAAAGATGGACGCACAAGAATTTCGTAGTCTTCAAGAAGCATATTTGGAAGTTTATCAACTTAATGAAAAGGAAAATAGTGAATATGAAAAAGCATCTGATGCTGCATTAGATGCAAGATATGGTTATGGTAGAGCACAAGGAAATAAGCGTTCTTTTGGCAGGGCAGCAAATCGTGCTTCTGCTGCTGCTGCTCTTCGTGCGATTAGAAGAGGTGAAAGAAGTGGTAGTGGAACTTCTACAGAAGCAGGTGCTGATGCAGTTCATCGTGGGTGGGCAAAAACTGCTAAAACAAGCACAGACCAAACACCAGAGAAAAAAGCAAAACGAGCACAACTTGCAAACACCGAATATAAAGATCTTCCAGACGACGAACAGGAAAAGGATAGAGT